CAACGACTATTACCGTGCATTCCTGCTTATGTGCCGACGGCACATTGTCGGCCCGCACGGTATCACGCTCCAGGCTATGGCGCGGCGCCAGGACGGGACGCTCGACAAGGCCGACAACATTCTTCTGGAGCGCGCCTTCGCAGTCTGGGGCAAGCGCGGAAACTGCACCGTCTGCGGTCGGTTCTCCTGGCTCGACATGCAACAGATGGCGGCGATGATGGTGCCGCGCGACGGCGGCATCTTCGTCCGGTTCTTCCGGGGGCGGGAATACGGGCCGTTCGGCTTTCAAATCCAGTTTCTGACGGTCGACCGGCTCGACACGGACTATCAGGCCGAATTCGCGGATGGCGGCTATGTCAGCGGTGGCGTCGAATGCGACGTGCTCGACCGTCCCGTCGCCTGGCACTTCCGCAAGCGCCGTGCCGGATCGGGATACATCTCGGGCGGGGAGCGGGTGCGCATCCCGGCGTCGGACATCCGCTACGTGGCGATCCCGGAAGACTACAGCGTGCAGCTGCGGATGCCCTGGGGCCACACCGCGCTTCGCCGCATCAACATGCTCGGCGGCTTCGAAGAGGCGGCGCTGACCGCCGCGCGCGCCGGCGCCGCGAAGATGGGCTTCTTCACGCGCGAGGTGAACGACGACGACAACATCTCTTCTGATGAACCGCAGATCGAAGAGATGGAACCCGGCATGATGGAAACGCTGCCGGCCGGCTACGGCGTCGAGAAGTTCGACACCGGCTACCCGGACGGCGAAAGCCCCGTGTTCGTCAAGCTGATGCTGCGCGGCGCAGCCGCCGGCCTTGGCGCTTCATACAACGGCCTAGCAAACGATCTCGAGGGAACGAACTTCTCCAGTCTGCACGTCGGCAAGGCCGAAGAACGCGACGAATGGCGCATTCTCCAGAACTTCTTCGCCGAGCATCTCAACGATGTCGTCTTCGGTGAGCTTCTGCCGATGGCAATGCTGACCGGTGCGCTGCCGCTGCCCGTGTCGAAGCTGGAGAAGTTCCGCGAAGTCGCCTGGAAACCCCGCGGCTGGCAGGCGGTCAATCCCGTCGACGAGGCGAACGCGAACGTCGCGAACATGGAAGCCGGCCTCACGTCGCCGCAGCGCATCGTCGCTGCGAAGGGCGGCGACCTCGCCGACATCTACGACGAAATAGCCGAGGCGAAAAAGATGGCCGACGAACGCGGCCTGGAGTTCGCCGCGATAATGGCGCCGGCCTCGGCGCCCGAACCTCCGCCCGCAAAGCCAGGAGCATAGCCATGCCCAAATCCATTTCCCTGCCGGAGCGGATTTACCGCTCCGGCACGATCGAACACGCCGATGCAGGCGAGGATGACAGGACCGTCGAACTGTCCTTTTCGTCCGAAGAACCCTACCCGCGTTGGTGGGGTGTCGAAGTTCTCGGCCACAAGAAGAGCGAAGTCGACATGTCGTTCATCGACAGCGGTCGCGCGCCCTTCCTGGTCGACCATAGCCGAACCGTCGACGATCAAGTCGGCGTCATCGAGAAAGCCTGGCTGGAGAGCGGCAGGGGCCGCGCCCGCGTCCGATTCGGCAAGTCGGCACGCGCAGCTGAATTTCTCACTCGGGTCCGTGACGGCGAACTGTCGAACATCTCGGTCGGTTACGAAATCCGGAAGCTCCGCCTGGAAAGCGAAGAAGACGGCGTCGAAACCTACAGGGCGACCGACTGGATGCCCCACGAAATCAGCCTCGTCACTGTCCCTGCGGATGTCACTGTCGGCATCGGCCGGAGCGCTGACGACAAACTCAAACAGCTCACTCTTGAAGAGGTGAAGACCATGTCGACCGAAGACGAAAAGAAGCCGGCCCCTGCCACAACGGCACCGGCGCAGCGCACTGCTGAAGTGAACCGTGACGACGTGCTGCGCGAAGAGCGCGAGCGCGTGTCGGAAATCCAGGCGATCGGCGAAAAGCACAACATGGCCGATAAGGCCCGTGAAGCGATCAAGGCCGGCTCGACCGTCGCGGCCTTCCGCGGCGTGGTGCTCGACGCGCTCGGCGATGCCGGGCCGGAGAAGATGGCCGCTGCCGCGCAGATCGGCCTTACGAAGAAGGAGGCGCAGACGTTCTCGTTCATGCGCGTCATCCGCGCGATGGCGAACCCGACCGACCGCCGTGCGCAGGAAGCCGCCAAGTTCGAATTCGAAGTCGGCGAGGCGGCGGCGAAGAAGGTCGGCCGCGAGGCCCGGGGCGTCATGATCCCGAACGATGTCCTGGTCGTTCCGCAGGTCCGCACGACGCTGACCTACGGCACGGCCGCGACCGCCGGCAACCTGGTCGCGAAGGAACTGGCTTCGGCTTCCTTCATCGACGTTCTCCGGAACGCGATGATGACCCGCGCGCTCGGGGCGACGATCTTCAACGATCTGGTCGGCGACCTCGACATCCCGCGCAAGAACGCCGCGTCTTCGGCTACCTGGATTTCGTCGGAAGGCGGCGACGCTGCCGAATCCAACTTCACGACGGACCTCGTGTCGTTCCGCCTGAAGACGATCGCGGCCTACACCGTCGCGACCCGCAAGATGATGGCGCAAAGCTCGATCGACATTGAGACGATGGTTCGCGACGATCTCGCGCAAGGCATCGCGCTCGGCGTCGATCTTGCCGCGCTTCATGGCACGGGTTCCTCGGGCCAGCCGACCGGCATCGCGGCGACTGCCGGCATCGGTTCCGTAGTCGGCGGCACGAACGGCCTGGCGCCGACCTGGGCGCACATCGTCAATCTGGAGACCGAAGTGTCGGTCGACAACGCGGCGATCGGTTCTCTTGCCTACCTCACGAACGCGAAGGTGCGCGGCAAGCTGAAGCAGACGGAGAAGGCGTCGTCGACGGCACAGTTCGTTTGGGATGACGAAGGCCTCAACGGCTACAAGACCGAAGTGTCGAACCAGGTATCTTCGGCGCTTACCAAGGGTTCGGCGAGCGGTGTGTGCTCGGCGATCTTCTTCGGCAACTGGGCCGACCTCGCCATCGGCTTCTGGTCGGGCGTCGACATCCTGGTCGATCCGATCACGCTTGGCCTGTCCGGCGGCGTCCGCGTGATTGCGCATCAGGATTGCGACGTGCAGCTGCGCCGGCCGCAGTCCTTCGCCGCGATGCTCGACGCGCTCACCACGTAAGCCGGTCACTCCCGGGAAAACGAAAGGACGCCGCATCGCGCGGCGTCCTTTCCTCCAATGGGCGCCCGTGCGCGGACGCCTTTTCGAGGAAAGGAGAAAGAGCATGAAACTGAAAATCACGCGTGACACGTTCGTCGCCGGCCAACCCGCGAAGGCGGGCCAGACGGTCGAGGTTTCCGAAACGGACGGCCGGAACCTTATCGCCGGCGGCAAGGCCGTCCCGGTCGACAAGGCGCCGCAGAAAGCGCCTTCCGACCGCGCCGTGAAGGGCGACGACGCGTCGACGCGGGGCTGATCCCGATGAAGACCGTCCCCGTCAAACTTCTCACAACGGAAGTCCTGGACGGCGTGAAACGCCGCCCGGGCGAAACCGTGACGCTGCCCGAAAATCATCCTGTCGCGGTGAAGACCGCGGCGCTGGCAACGGTGGCGCCCGCAACCTTGGCGGGGAAGAAAACAGATGCCAGTCGAGACTGATTCCGATCGCGCCGTCTTCATAGACGACGACGACTTCGCCGTTCCGGTGTCGTGGGTTCACGCCGGCGGAACGGCGACTTTCTCCGCGATCTTCGACGCGGAATATCAGCTCATCACGTCGGCCTTCCTGGACGGCGGAGTCGAGGGGAGCGGACCGCAAATCCTCGCGCGCAGCACCGACATCCCGGCGCTCGCCAAACAAGGCGACAGCGTGACCGTGAAGGCCACTGTGTACACGGCGGTCGAGTTCAAGCCCGACGGTACGGGAATGACCATAGTCAGATTGCAGGAATCGTGATGGCGCACGTCCGAAAGCAAATCCGCGACTGGCTGAAGACGAACCTTACCGGATCGGCTGCGGCCGGAAGCCGGGTATTCGTGCGGCGCACGCTGCCGCTCGAAAAGAACCTGCAACCGTCCCTGATCGTCGCCGTCCAGAACGAACGGTCGGCCGATGCGTCGATGGGCGGGACTCAACAGCGCGTCGTCGAGGTGCGCATCACCGCATGCGTGAAAGCTGACGGCGAGGCGGGCGAAGACACGCTCGACGCGCTCGGCGTCTTCGTCGAGGGCAAATTCAGCGCCAATCCTACGCTTGGGGGGCTGGCGGAAACCTATGAGTACCAGGCGACCGAATTCGCATTCAGCGGCGATGCGGAGCGGTCACTTTGCACGGCCGCATTCACCTTCGCCGTGACGCTCTTCACCGCTCGCGGCAATCCAGAAACTTCGCTCTAGGAGGCCATCATGGCAGTTCATCACGGAAAAAACGGCAAGGTGAAACTCACGACGAACGTCGTGGCGGAAGTCACCAAATTTTCTGTCAACGAAACCGTTGGCGATTCCGACACAACGTCGATGGGGGACACCGCGCAAACCCATCTCGTCGGCATCCCCGGATGGACGGGGAAGATCGAGGGCAACTATGATCCGGCCGATACGCTTGGCCAAGTCGCCTTGACGATCGGCGCTTCGATCACTGTCGGCCTTTACACGGACGGCGATGCCACGGCGAAGAAATACTTTTCGGGAACCGCGAGCGTTACAGCGATCAACCGCGAAGCTTCGTTCACCGAACGCGTCACATTTTCCGTCGACGTAAAGGGCAACGGCGCGCTGACCATTTCGACGGTGGCTTGATATGAGCGACATCCTCGAAAGGGCGAAGTCGCACTACCAGGGCAAGCCGCCTCACGACATCAAGATTCCGGAATGGGGCACGCCGGGCAACCCGGCCGTCATTACCTGGACCGATCTCACCGTTCACGATCAGGACCGCATCTATGCGCCGGAGAACGGCCGCACTCCGGCCGGCGGCACGATCCGGGTTCGCGCCGTGATCCTGAAGGCGTGCGACGCCGAAGGACGCAGACTGTTCGACGGCATGGCCGAACATGATCTGCGGCACGCCGTCGACGGTGACATCGTTGGTCGAATCGCCAACGCCATCCTTTACGGCGCCGGCGTGATCGATGCCGCCGGCGAAACCAAGCCGGCCGAAGACCAGGTCGACGCCGCAAAAAACGGCTGAAGGCGGACCCTCGGCGCATGCTGATGCATGCTCTGGGCCTCCGCCTCGGCAAATCAATCCAGGAAATCGAAGCCATTCCCTACCGGGAATTTATCGATTGGGTCGCGTTCTTCGACCTGACGCCGGGAAGCTGACATGCGTGATCTGGAATTCGACATCAAGGGCCGGGACAAGACGGCTGCGGCATTCGATTCCGCGCGCGCCAATGCGCGCGGGTTCAACCGCGATATGGATATCACCGCGCGGGGCCTCAACCTGGCGGCGACCGCTGCAAAGGCCTTCGCCGCCGGGCTTGCTCTGACTGCGCTGTCGAATTTTGGGGCCGTCGTTCGACAGACGATTTCCGATGCGGCGGAGCTGGTCGACATGGCCGACCGCGTCGGCGTCTCGACCGAAAATATCCAGCGCATGATTTACGGGTTCGGACAGGCCGGCGTCGCCGCCGGCGATGTCGACCAGATTTTGACGCAATGGTCGAAGCGGATCGGCGAGGCCTATACGAACGGCGGTCGCCTCGCCGACATCTTCAAGGCGAACAACATTTCGTTGACGGATTCCGAAGGCCGGCTTCGATCGTCCGTCGACCTGATGCGCGACTATGCGAATTTGATCGCCAATGCCGGCAGCGACCAGGAACGCATGACGCTCGCCACCTTGGGTTTCGGCAAGGCCGGCGATGCGATGGTGCTCGCGCTGCGCGACGGCGCGGACGGCATGGATAAGCTGATGAAATCCGCCGACGAAGCCGGCGGCGTCATCGACGACGAACTTTTGCAGCGCGCCGCCGACATCGACGATCAATTCAACCAGATGTGGCGGACATTCGAAACCGGCGCGAAGCGAGCTATCCTCAACGCGGTCGGATGGCTGGACGATCTGCGGCAGGGCTTTGCCGAATACGACAAGGCGAGGAACGCCGCCCTGCTTGGCGCGGAAGTCGGACGGATGGCAGGCATGCCGCGCCCGGACAAGGGCGGGCGTCTGGAATCTCCGATCGACCGGCGCATCAACGATGCCTTTGGCGGCGGCCAGGTCCAGGAAAATACCGAACTGACGCGGCGGCTTCGCGATCGCTTCGGTACGCGGACTGTCATCCCGAATGCGAACGACAACGATGCGCCGGCACGGGCGGCATCGGCGTCGGCCGCTCGCGACCAGGAAACCGCCTATCAGCGCGTCATCGAACGACTCCGGGAAGAGCGCGAAATGCTCGGCCTCAACTCGACCGAACAGCGTGTCCTTTCCGAACAGCGGCGCGCCGGTGTAGCGGCGACAAGCGACCAGGGCAAGGCGATCGAACAAGTCGTTCGCCAGATCGAGGCGGAGCGCGAGGCCATGGAGCGTCGTCGCAAGGAATACCAGGAATTTCAGCGTTCGGTCGACGTGGTCTTCGGCGGTGTCGAGGATACGTTGACCTCGATCGTCGACGGATCGGAAAAGGCGTCGACCGCGCTGGCGAAGCTCGCGATCAACTTCGCACTGGCGGCGGCGCAAGCGGCGCTGTTCGGCAGCGGCCCCTTGGCCGGCCTCGGCATATTCGGCAGCGGCATCTTTGGCGGCGGGGGCGGCGGCTTCGTGCCGAACACGACGCTGTCGGCGTTCCTCGGCTATCGTGCCAATGGCGGTCCGGTCGATCCGTGGGGCACGTATGTCGTCGGCGAGGAAGGGCCGGAACTGCTGAAGATGGGCGGTCGCGGCGGCAGCATCGTTTCGAACGACAACGCCTTCGGCGACGCTTCGGCGTCTCGCTCCCCGAACGTGACGAACGTCACCTTCAACGTCCAGGCGCAGGATGCGCAGTCTTTCATGAAGTCGCGCAGCCAGATCGAAACGATGATGACCCGTGCCGTCGCGCGCGGCAATCGCGGGCTGTAACGCCATGGCGTTCCATGAAGTCAGGTTCCCGACGAACATATCGCTCGGCGCGTCGGGCGGACCCGAGCGCAAGACTGACATCGTCACCCTGGCGTCGGGCAAAGAACAGCGCAACGCGATCTGGGCGAACTCGCGCCGGCGCTACGATGCCGGGTTTGGCATCAAGGGTCCGAACGATCTGCATGCCGTCATAGAATTCTTCGAAGCCCGCACCGGCCGGCTTCACGGTTTCCGCTGGAAAGATTGGGCAGACTTCAAATCGGTGGCCCCGCAAACCGCCACGTCGGCGACCGACCAGACGATCGGGACCGGGAACGGCGCGACGGCAGCTTTCCAGCTCGTGAAGGCGTACACCTCGGGTGGCTCGACCTGGACGCGCACGATCGACAAGCCGGTTTCCGGCACGGTCCTGATATCGGTGAATGGCGTCACGAAGACCAGCGGAACGCACTTCAACGTCGACAGCACGACGGGCATGGTGACGTTCACAGGCGGCAACATTCCGCCGAATGGCCACCTGGTGAAGGCCGGCTTCGAATTCGACGTACCCGTTCGCTTCGATGCCGACTATCTGCCCGTCATGCTGGCGCATGCGAACGCCGGCGACATCCCGAACATCGCGATCGTGGAATTGCGGCTGTGAAGACCCTTCCCGCCGGCCTCCAGGCCCATCTTGACAGCGGCTCGACGACGCTCTGCCATTGCTGGCGTGTCCAACGCCAGGACGGCACGGTTTTCGGTTTCACCGATCACGACCGCACGCTGACTTTCGCCGGCGTCGACTATGAACCGGAAAGCGGCTTCACCGCTTCCGAGGCCGTTTCAAACCTCGGGCTTGCCGTCGACTCGATGGAAATCGAGGGCGGCTTGTCGTCGGACATGATCACGGAAACCGACATCGCGCGCGGTCTTTGGGACAATGCGAAGATCGAAGTCTATCGCGTAAACTGGTCGAGCGTGGCGCAGCGCGTCATCACTCGCAAAGGATCGCTCGGCGAGATATCGCGTGGCGACATCGACTTCACGGCTGAAATTCGGGGCCTGGCGCACGAACTCCAGCAAGAGACGGGCCGCACCTATCAGCGACCGTGCGACGCCGTGATCGGGGATACGCGTTGCGGCGTCAACCTCGCCAATCCGGATTTCAGCGGCAGTGGGACCGTCGTCGACGCGATCGACGATCGCATCATGACCGTTGACGGCCTCGATGCCTTCGATGAATCGTGGTTCTTCCTCGGGCGCCTGACCTGGACTTCCGGCGCGAACGACGGCGCAGTCATGAAGATCAGCGGGCATCTGATCGCGCATGACGGCAGCATCGGCCTTCAGCTTTGGGAACGCGCGGCCTTGCCGATCGAAGTCGGCGACACGTTCACCATCACGGCCGGCTGTTCGAACACCTTCGACGTTTGCAATTCGAAGTTCGCCAACGGCGTCAACTTCCGTGGCTTCCCGCACATGCCTGGAAACGACTTCGTCTTGTCTCTCGCCAAGAAAACCACACAAAACGACGGCGGCAGCTTCTTCAATGCTTGACGTTCGACAGGCGGTCATCGCCGAGGCGCGCAGCTGGATCGGCACGCCGTATCGTCATCAAGGCGCTCTGAAGGGCGTCGGATGCGATTGCCTCGGCTTGGTTCGGGGCGTGTGGTCGGCCGTCTATGGGTATGAGCCGGAAAGCCCTCCCTCCTATTCGAGCGATTGGGCGGAGGCGTCGAAGGAAGAAACGCTGCTTGCCGCAGCTCGCCGGCATCTGACGGAAGTCCCGCTCGACGCGATGGCGCCTGGCGATGTCATACTGTTCCGCTGGCGTCCGCATCTGCCGTCGAAGCATCTCGGCATCCTGGTCGCGCCCGACCGGATGGTTCACGCCTATGATGCGGCCGGCAAGGTTGCGGAGGGAAACCTTGCCGCAGCATGGCGCCGGAAAATCTCTGCGGTCTTCGCCTTTCCTCCGATCGAGGCGCAGTAATGGCGACGCTTTTGCTCGGCGCGGTCGGCGGCGCGATCGGCGGCATCTTCGGGCCTCTCGGCGCGATCATCGGACAAGCAGCCGGCGCGCTCGCCGGCGGCTTCGCCGACCGGGCGATCGTCAATGCTTTGACGCCGCCGGTCCGGCGCGAGGGTCCGCGCCTGACGACAACCGACATGCAGGTTTCGACCGAAGGTTCGGTCATCGACCGCGTCCGGGGCCGCGCGCGCGTGACCGGGCAGGTGATTTGGGCGACGCGCTTCGAAGAGGAAGTCTCGACCGAAAAATCCGGCGGCAAGGGCGGCGGGCCGAAAGTCGTCACCACGACGTATTCGTATTTCGGCAACTTCGCGATCGGCCTTTGCGAAGGGCCGATCGCCGGCATCGGGCGCATATGGGCGGACGGCAAGGAAATCGACCAGACGCTGTTCGAATTCCGTGTCTATCCCGGCAACGAAGACCAGGACACAGATCCTCTGATCGAGGCGAAGGAAGGCTCCGCGCCGGCCTATCGCGGGCTTGCCTATGTCGTTTTCGAGCACATGGCGCTTGAAGAGTTCGGCAACCGCTTGCCGCAGATGTCGGTCGAAGTCTTCCGTCCGACCGGCGACCTTGAAGCCTTGGTCGAGGGCGTCGCCATTATCGGCGGCAACGAGTACGGCTATGACACGACGCTTGTGAAGCTTTCGAAAGAACAGGGCGGCGAGGAAGTAAACCGTCATACGCTTATCGCGCCGACCGATTGGACAGCCGCGATGGACCGCCTGGAGATGCTGGCGCCGAACATCAATTCGGTGATGCTTATCGTCCCGTGGTTCGGCGACGATCTGCGCTGCGGCTCCTGCACCGTGCGGCCGAAGGTCGACAACGCGGACAAATCGACAAAGCCCTATGAATGGCAAGTTGGAAGCCTGTTGCGCGCATCGGCGCTGGTAACGACCGTGATCGACGGCGCGCCGGCCTATGGCGGCACGCCGTC